GCCAACGTTGTGTACAATGAACCGCACAATGATGCGCAGGAACAATGAGCACAAGCATGGACATATGAAGGTAAGATAATGATGTGTACAAGAATGGATACAAGCATGGATACATGGAGGTGAGATAATGATGTGTACAAGAATGTATATAACGTTGTGTACAATGAACCACACAATGATGTGTACAAGAATGGATACAAGCATGGATACATGGAGGTGAGATAATGATGTGTACAAGAATGTATACAACGTTGTGTACAATGAACCACACAATGATGTGTACAAGAATGGATACAAGCATGGATACATGGAGGTGAGACAATATAAATAGGCTCAATAATGTACAGTAATAATGTACAAAATTGAGCCCTAATTTTATCCAATATAGTTTCTGAAGTAACTTACGTTGTCAACACAGCATTGCGCAAACAATCTTTCAATGGCGAGTGCCATGCCACCATAAGTAGTAGCTGTAGGATGTCCATAAGATTTATCCTTATAGAATGAACTATTGAAGAAAGCGTCATCATTTTCATGAATGCATGGGATTCCGAAGTGTGCAGCGATGTTTTTAATGGCTGTGTTATAAGTGTTGTACAAACTATTATTATCATCATTAGCTAAGTCAAGCATTACAATTTTTGCTGTACTAGATTTAGCCATAATAATACTGATAATCTTGCCATAGTTTCCGTAGAAAGTGTCAGCGTTTTTTGTATAGTCAGTTTTAATGTCATTAACGCTTCCAAGATAGTCGAGTCCTAAGTTATTAGCATCATTGATACCGAGAGCCAATAGATAGAGGTTATCAGCGTTACTAGAATCAAGAAGCGTTTTTCCTTTTTCAGATGTAAGCCAACTTCTAGTGCTCAAACCACCTTTACTGTAATTAGTACACGTAATGCCATTTCGTCTAGCGATGCACTGTCCCCAACTAAGATCGTAGTAGTCTATAAAGTTGTAGTCGGGCGGAAGCACGATTTCGCCACTTGCATAGCTGTCTCCAACTACACCAAGTTTTATGAATTGTGCAATGCTCGATGGCATATAATTGGTGCTAATATGCTGTGCCGAGTCCATGCTAATCCAGCTTCTAAAGGTGTCGCCCCATTTAACACGTCGCCACATATTGGTAGTAGTAATATAGAACTGTGCATAGCCGGTATTGTCATTCACATCACGTGCGATGCTATAAAACAGACCATCATTGGTAGTAGGTGCATTGGCAAGGTTATAAGTGTGGCGATTGGTGAACAGAATCACACGATTGCAAGGGACAGAATTCAAGTCGCTGTAATTAGTGGCTGTGCTGGCATTATAAACATTGATAGAACCAATCAGTGCTTTGCCGGTCTCTTTAGCATCGGCTGCTGCTCCTTCAATACTGAGACTCTTATCAACTATAACAGCACTGCCAGTTGGAGTAACATTAGCTATCAGCCAAGCGGTCACTGCATTAGTGGTCTGCTGGTTAATCTGTGTATCGAATGTCTGGTGCAACAGAGTGCCAAAGCTACCGTCGGCGACCATACTATCCAGTTTTTTGTTAATCTCTTTTTGTACATCTAGATTTGTAAACCAATTGTTAATCCAGTCCTGTAACTGTTTGCATGCAGTAATTGTATCTGTACTCAGTTTGGTGACAGTTCCGTATGCTTCCAGGCAGGCATTATATTTGCCAACCAAAAATGCCATAATTTCATAGTCACTAGCGCCCTGAATGTAAGTCGTCAAGTCAAACTTGCCGTAAATAGGTTGGAATACACCCATACTAGGAAATTCAGGAACATCAGGGAAGAAATTGGCTTTACCAGGTTTATTTGCCATAATATACCTCCTTAAGTATTATACCCACCATCCCACCCACTGCTTAATTTTTACGGAAGGAACTAATACAAGCAGCCGTAGTTGTTCCAATAATTTTCTTAATCAGTTTAAGAATAGTTACGAATGAATCAATGAGCTGTTCCCAATCAGATTTTTCAAGATTTTCAAAACCGTTTTCGTTGTCAATCATGCGAGTTTCACCCAACCTTCGACAACATATTCCTGTTCAGCAGCAGTAGCAGCACCGAATGTAATACTATTAACAGTGATGGTACCAGTATCATCAGTGTTAGACTTTACAGTTGCTGTAGCGGTAGCAGCATGGTCAGATTTTGTATTGAACCAACCGACTTCGGCTTTATTACCAAGCTTAGGTACGTTAATGTACAATACATTACTGTTTGCCGCGACGATGCCCTTTGCCGTAATGACAGTGTTAATAAACAGAATGTCATTGATAGTGTAACTTGTATCACCAGTAACGGTAATGTTCGTATCGGCGGAACTAATAAATTTGCTCATATAAATACCTCTATTTTATTAAAAGACGCCCATAAAACAGGGTGCCAGTTCGGCAATAACTTCCATATCAATATTTTTCATTGCTTCCGAATATTGCTTAAAAAGTTCGATGTAAGATTTTCCATTAAGACCAGTTACGGTACGATTACGTCCGTAGGTGTCATTAATGTTGGTATCATATGTAGTGGTTGTATTACCGTTACTCGTAGATGTTTCGGTACCATTTGCTTTATTTTTAGAAGCTGCATCTGCATAAGTATTATTAGTGATGTCAGTTTCAATATTAAGCATTTGACCAGGAGTTGCAGAACTTACTTCAAGATTATAATTATTGCTAGTATTACTACCACTATTTACAGTACTAGTAATATCGCTACCGGTACGTTTATTTGCACTAGTATCTGCGATAATTTCAGTAAGAGTAGTACCAGTATTAAATTCCCATTCACCGTTAAGAGCTTGATACATAAGATTCTTAAGCGGCATAATTTCGTTCATAGTGGTATTAAGAAAATGTTTGAACCTATCAGGTGCAGTACAACAAATTTCATTAAACCGATAATGAGCAATAATTTTCTTATTCAGTGCACCACGCCATGCATTCTTTTCGTCATCAGTTTTAAGGAAATTAGGAAGTGAATAATCTGTAAGTCCAATATCATAACCTGACTTAATTAAAGAATCAAGCTCAATTGTATATACAGCCATTAGTTATCACCTTCTTTACCGCCATAAGTATAGTTGATAGATGCATTACGAGAGTTAAATTTAGAGTCGCCAATTTCAACATTCGCTGCAAGTTCGACGTCAACGGGAGCATCCAAAAGGTGTGGGAATAAAGTATTGATTTTTTCGCAAGCTGCTTTTCGTTGACTGAGACCAATGTTTGCTAGAGCATTTGCTTGAACTGTATATTGTTCAGATTCTGCAGTAATAGAACGCTCACGCTTAAATTCCGTAATGCCGATACCGAGAATAGACAGATATTCATTATAGATGGTTGTTTTAATATCCTGAAGTTGTCCGGCTACAAATGGCGCATCAGTTTTAAGAACACGAAAACTATTCGGGTCATAAGAATCTTTATTACCAAAAATAACAGGTGTATTACCATTATATTTTTGATAAATAGCTTGTACAGTTTGCTTTTGTTTCAAATCTGTAAGAATAAGGATTGGTGTTTTCTGCGCTTTAATGTTAACATCTCGAGCCATATCAATATCATATAACTCTTGCGTATATTTAAGAGTTGTGATAATAGTTGGATACATATCAGGAGTATTTCTAATAAGCACACAATCGTTAAATGGAATTCGCGGGAACGTAGTTACCGAAGAAATAGGGCGGATATTTACAGGTTCGTCATAAAAATTTACACCTTCAAGAGTTGCCTGTAATGCCATAAGTCCCATATCTGCTTCAAAAAATACTGCATAACCATATCTAAATAAACAATCTTCAAGGAACCGTTCATTTACGGTTTTAGGAAGATTTTTCCACTTAAACATAGTACATGCGAGATTTTTCAATTTAGAATAATAAACCGCATAAGAAACATTTGCAAGATTTTTTTCAGCTAGTTCATTATCGTATTTGTACATTATTTGTCACCTCATTGTGTAAAATATCCAACAAGTTTTTGAACAAGATAACTAAGTAATTGCCCAATAGCATAACCAACTATTACTCCAACAAATGCTCCAATTCCTTGTGCAAGACTACTGCCTATAGTTATTCCAGCTTCTGCGCATAATCGAATAATGCCTTGTGTAACTGCTGTTGTTACAAAATCTTGCACATATGGCATTATATAATTTGTAATTATAGCACTTGAAATTGAAATAACTGCTTGTGATAGTATATTTTTAGCAGCTTGAGCAATTGAAATATCGCCCTTCAGAACGCCGCCAACTGATTGTATAGTTATATTTACTATGCCGATTGACAAATCAACAACTATTTGAGTTGAGGCTGTGTCTGGTACAATAGTAGGTATATATGCTGCAATAGCTGTTGCACAACTATGCGCTGTCACATTACACATGAAGTCAATGCTATCACGTTTGGTATTATCTAAGAACACTTGACATGCTGTTCGAACATCGCTAGTGCTAATTGCTGTTTGTACAGCAGACCAACCGTTTTGTACGATGTTGTCAACATAGCCGTCCAAATATATCCCTAGATTATGCGCTGTGTCACTTGTTGGGTCGAGACTTGTTGCTTCAAAAACCCACTTTTTAAGATTCGTTTTTGTGTTATTAACAAATTCAGCTCCAGCTGTGACTAGCGTTTCTCCTACTTTGTTTTCGATGTACCATATTGCGTTGTGAACCACGTTTTCACAGAATGTGTCGAAAATATAGTAGAAGTTTCCGCCACTGATTAGCTGATAAACAGCCTCTTCACCTTTCTCTTTTAGACCGTCTAGTTGTTTCTTAACAAAATCATGAACGATTTGTTCTAATTCTGAACTAGCCGCTACGCCTTGCCCTTGGCAGATTTTGTTTGCAATAGAATTTACTGTTTGGTCGAACTGTGACTGCGTTATGGAACCATCATTTTTTACAGCTCCAATGATAACGTTCATGTCATCATTACTGATATACGGTGATTTCACATAATTGACCTTACTATACTGGTTCTCAGTCCATGGTATTCCAGGGAAGTCGGAAATAGAATTTGGGTTTACTGAGAAAGGTGCTGTTGCGTTAAAACTAGTGTAATCTGTTCTAGTCGCAGATGTAAAATAAAGTTGAAAGTGAAGATGGTAACCGGTACTTTTTCCGGTATTGCCTACCGCTCCTAGTTTATCACCTTGAGATATTTTAGATCCGACTTCTTGCGTAGCCTTAGAAAGCATGTGGGCATATCTGCTATAATAACAGTTGCCGCTTGAGTCAGTTGTATCATCATGACGAATTAAAATAGTGTTGCCCCAAGAATCTGAGGTGTAATTTTGAACAACTGTACCTGCTTTTGTAGCGTATATTGGAGAACCAGCGATTCTACCGGGCACACCAGTCGTAAAATCCAATGCACGGTGTGCATCACTGTATCCGGTCGAACAATACCATGTGCCGACACCGAGAGGAAACACCCATGAATTTGTAGCATAATAACCTGATGGTATATCATTAACATCTGTTGATGAAGTTTCAGAGGCATCTTTACCAGATAGTCGTATTACAGTATAATCATAGTTATTAGCAACAAAATTATTTGTGGTAAGCCATGGGTTCATTTTTAACAGTTTTTCTGGAGTGATACCAGTCATCTTTGATAATTGTTGAATATCATCATTCCAAGATCCAGTATATTGAGGTTTGATAGTTGCATAAGTTCCAGAACCTTTTCCAGCAGCCTTTTTGAGTGCTGCCAGATTTTGTTCAGGAGTACTTGTTTTAGCCATTTATCTCACCTCATACAATTGGATTAGCTTGGTCAAAGTTGCCAAATTGTGCTGTGTAAGCCCAGAAGAAAATACCCTTATCAAATACCTGTTTAATAACTTTCATATCGTCATCAGGAAAGTTACCAGATGCATTAAGGCCAAGAGTTCGAATGTAAGTCCAGTTAGAACGTGCATGTAAATTGATCGTTCTATATTCAGATTGTTTATAACCATATACACTAAGAAATTTATCGCACCGTTGTGCTATGGCAAGAGTCGGTACTTTATAACCATAAGATAACGTTGCTTTACTACCAGCTATATATAGATTGCTACTAGCTACTCCACCTGTTGCAGGGGCATTGTAACTTTCATTGATAGCTGTTAAATCTTGCGTAATAGCGTCTGCATTGTAGTCCCAAATTTTTTGCTCTTGCGCTGTTTCATAAGCGTTCAAACCGCCTGAAGCAATAGAACTGGCTGAATGAAGAGCACCGCCAACTGCACCGCCTATGCCGCCAAGCGCAATTTTTGCTAAGTTGTAATTACTGAATTGATTTGCAGTAGTAGAAGCTGCATCAGTTATAGCAATAGCCGTTTTAAGCGAAGCAGTGTTTCTAGCCGTGCTACGTTCAAGAGCAGACCGCCTATTATATATTGCGTTAGAACCGGAATGTAAATTAAAGTCATTTTTGTACTGATTGTATGCCCACGTACATTCAGGTATCGTAGCAGAGACAAGTAAGCTAGTAATTGCACCAGTTGAATAATTGGTAATCATACAACCGACTGAACCAGAAGTTGGGTCGTCAATAATTTTACCAGTAATATCTGTTCCGGCAATAAATTCTGGGTTGAATTCTAGTTCTTGGCCATACAGCTGAACGTATGCTGTAATAAATGCACCAGATAGCAATTTTTTATTTGTAGGAATGAACGTAACAAGTGTGTCTCCACTCGCACAGTCAATATGCGATGGATGTTTTGCAAAAGAAATACTGGCTCCATTTTTACCAGTATTTTGCTGAATTTTAGATACTGCCGTTGCAGTGCCATTATTAACATAACTTTGCAAGTGTGTATTAAGTGTCGAGATATTTGAAGTAACAACGCCTATTACTTTACCAGAGCCAGAATATACACCGCTTTCAAGTGTGCCATCAATAGGTGTTCCAGTGGGTGTAGCTGTTGCGAAAACCCAAATGTTATTAGGCGTCATGTCAAGTGAACCTACTTGAGAGTAACCACCATTACTCGCATCGGTAAAATCTTCTGGAACAATGTTGTCACCAGCAATATCTGTATCAGAATGACATCTGTCAACATAACTCTGATAATAAGTAATGTCGAAAAACCATGTTTGAATAACGTCGGTGCTAACATACAGTCTTGTACTGTTGTTACTGGCCCACTCCATACGATTGATAAAGGCATAAAACCATCGTGTAGAGAAATTTGAGTTTTTATACATAATATAATTGCAGTTGTAAAGTTTATCAATTTCTTCTGTAACTACAATTGTATTATCTTTTTTAATATAATTGAAATTATCAAACGTCTTTACAATTTTATTAGTAAAGTATGCAGTTTGGCTAGCAATATCTGGAAACCAGAGTGTGTTACTATAATCTGATTCTAGTGGTACACTTAGTAATCTAAGATTTGTTTCTGGTGTGAACATATTTTATCTCCTTTATTACCCCTATCCCTAAGTCCCTCAGTACATGATGCCCATCTTGTACCTACCATGTAAAGGAGTGGAAATGGTTAATTAAGCTTCAACAAATGCGTGTGCATTCGCAAGCGGCGAGTAGGCCATAGTCTCCCAATGATGGAGATAATACTTACGGCTCAGAGTAGCAGCATTATATTCGGTATTTGCCATCTTAAACATATTGTCGTAAGTACGAATTGCAGTCTCATCACAAACAATAGCCAAAGTCTTAGATGCAATGTCACCAGTACCGAAGTTATCAACAATAACCTGACGGCCGAGAAATTCTGCCTTAGACATATTAAATGCCTTTGCCAGAACATCCACGTCAGTAAGAGCTGCAATATCAGCGCGCATAATAACAGCAATACGATCAGGAGTGGTCCAGGTTTTCAGAGCAGTAGGATTCCGTACACCCCGTGCAGTCGCCATTTTCAGATAACAGTTATGCGCAGTACTGGGAAACTGGAACTGCAGGAACTTACTCCTGGCGTTGATAATAATATCTTCAGCATATGCCTTCAGATCATTACCATTAGTAATATCAGTTTTGTTAATATTACCATCATTCAGTGCATTAGTAAGCAAACTCCGCATCAGCTCATATTCATCGATATTATCACCAGAAGTAAGCGTATTCAAAATCATCTGAACAAAACGATTAAATGCATCGGGCTCGACAAATGCGCCCTTAAGCTGTTCATCGTAAATCGTAACTGCGTATTTGTCCTGACGATTACGACGATAATACACAGTCTTTACATCAGGATTCTGAGGAGTCAGAATATCACTCATTGCAGTTGCATCATAAGGAGTTGCAACGGCAGGATTTGCGATAGAATCCTGAACATCAGTACCATAAGGAACCGCTGCCCCCTTAAACAGCTGCAGAGGATTTTCATAAACCGAAGCGTGAACTTCCTGGAACAGAATTCGGTTTACCAGCGTATCAATAAATGCGTTCATATAAGGCGTATAAGCCAAAATCGATCCACCAATGGACTGGAGAGTAGCACCATTGTCAGTTGAAATATTATCGCGAAGCAGGGTGTTGGATGCCACAACAGCGCGAACGACATCAGTTGCAGTTGCCATTAAATATCATCCTTTCAAATTAAGACGCCCATTAGAAAAGAGCGAATCTACAGTTGTGTTATCAGTTTCCGGTCTTACGATAGGACCGGGTTCATTTTTGTCAGGAACAGTTACACGAAGAAAAAGATTCATATTGTCTTCTTTCAGTTTATTGTTCTTTTTCTCCAAGTCATTTGCCTTTTTCTCGGCAGTCGCCCGTGCTGCAATTTCCTCATTGAATGCAGTGGTAAGTTCAGCAAGTGCTGTAGTCACTGCACCCTGGTCATCAAGATGGGCGAGAATTTCCTGAGTTTTTGCATTATAATCTGCAAGTTCCATTTTAACCACTCCATTACATTGATTATTTTGTTCGTTTGTCAAAACGTGACTTTACATCACGAACATCAACATGAACAAAAGTGTTGTAAATACCAATACCAAATTTACTAGGATATTTACTACAAAGGTAATTATAAATTACAGCTGGTTCAATTCCAGAAATTTTAATATCAGCAGCTTTACCAAGTGTATGCTGTGAACCTGGTGCTGAGTCTTTAAGTTTTGCATTATACACAACAGTTCGATAACCAGAATTAACAATCACCGGTTTACCAAAGTGATTCCGAACATCCTCAAGAACATCAATAAGTTCGCAGTCAATAAACACCATTCGCGAATTGTCATGACATTTGAATTCACGTAATGTAAAATGTTCAGAAATTTTAATATTTCCATAATTTACATTAGGAAGAGTACAATCAAATGCATAATATTGTCGTTTATTCATTATTTGTTTTATCCTTCAATTTCTGTAGATATGGCTTAAAAAATTTTTCAAGAGAAGGATTCACCACACTGAGATTTTCAATAATACTGATTAACTCAGTAGCGCAAATGTAAACCGATACAACATTCAACAACGGAATATCAATTCCGAGATTTACAGTCTTGCAAGCGTACTCAAGCAATGCAGAACCAATCACTGCAACAATTTCAGATAGTTTATGATAACCTCCCTGACGCATGATTGTACTATTAAAACTCCCACTGTACGAAGCCTTAATGCAACCGGTTACAATATCAAAAATAATGAAACCAGCTACAATAACATAAAGCTCCATAGGAAATACCTCCTTTCTTTATAAAATAATAGAACGAGGCCAAACTCCACGTTTGGGAACAATATGTATGACGACTCTTCGCCGTGGTAAACCATACATCATTCACTCGTTCTATAATACTATTATACCAGATAGAGGGCCCTATGGGCCCCCTTTAGATACATGAAAGTATTTCACTTGTTAGTCCTTAATAATGAATTTCATTCAACATCTGCATGACCGGTAGAACCAAATGCACCATTACCACGGTTGTTATTGATATTATCAAAAGTATAATATGGAAGAACAATAGGGAACATAACAAGCTGGCCAACTGCAACATTTTTTCCAATGTGGTATTCGCGATCGGAAGTGTTAGTCACGATTGCATGAATTTCACCAGTATAACCAGTGTCAATCGGTGCAAGATGAGTTGTAATACCCTTACTACCAAGGCTAGACCTAGGAAAAATGCATGCCGTCATTCCAACGGGAACTTCGATACCAATTCCGAGAGGAATCTTCTTAGTTTCATGCGGCGCAATAGTAAACGAATCCTTAGGAAATACATCAGCACCAGCATCATATTCATGTGCCCGAATCGGCATTTGTCCGCCAAAGTTATACATCTTAATATGCATGTTAAATATCCTCCAAAATTTTCTTAATTTTACAAATCTTAATAAGCGTATCGTGAAATTCTTGTCGTGTTGATTTATTCATAAATCCCCAACAATATGCTTCAAGAAAACGAATATTATTTACCAAGTTAATAATATTGATTTTATAAGGTGCTGATTGTGACATTGCAGCGTCGGCAAGTAATTTACTTTTATTTTCATCATAAAAATGTAAACTACCAACAATATGCGTATATTCACCAGTTTTAATATTTAACTGTGCTGCGATATATTTCGTTAATTCGGTAAAGAAAAGAATATCATACGGAAAACCAGTATACAAATCATTTGAACGCATGTATACTGTAGTATGTAATTTATTGTTACGAATAAAAAATTGGATACAAACGGTACATGGTTCGTCTTTAGTTGTAATAACGCTCTTATTAGCATAATTAAGATTTAATACGGCACGGCGCGTATCAGTATCCATTTTCAATAAACGAATAACCGTATCAATCTGATTAAATCCAAACTTTTCTTGCAGTAAATATCCATAAGCACTATTGCAAGTTTTTCCATCGTCAGAAAGGCGATTCCAAATTGACGAAAACTTATTGATAAAATCCAAATGATTATCTCCAGAAAAATACCAAATTAACTCGCCAAGCGCATAAATAATAGACGCTCTAGGGTAAATAACATTATTATTCATATCAGTAAGGCGCATAGTAATATTACGCAATTCAGTAGTATTTGCTACTTTATCACCAATAGCATTGACGGAATTACAAACCAAACGATACAAATCATTTACGTTATCGCTTTCGTAAATTACTTTATCAATATATTTGATCATTTTCTCGCCTCCGGATTATAAATGGTGTATATATCATTAAACAATCCCATAATAATGTAAAGATATGCAATCATATCATATACTCTACCTTCCCATTCTCCAACAGTAAACTCTTCAGGATATTTAGCCATATCACAAATTGTAATATAATGTTTACTCGCTTCACAAACCGTAGCAAAAATAGGATTCGTACCGAGCAGTGTCGCAAGTTTTTTATTATGTTCAAATCTATCACTACCAGGCCCATATTCTTTAGCTTTACTATTAAGTAAATTTACAACATCCTCATGAACGTTATTACAAATGTTATTAAATACTTCTGGACTCATATTTCCAACTCCTTATTACATTCTCATAAACATATTGTTTTGTTTCCTCAGAATCATAATACATTTCTGTAGGAATCTTTTCCGACAAGTCGGGGCGTTTATTTAATTTATCAATTACATTCCAGAAATACCTCCCTTTATCATAACACATTGTTCTAACTAACATATCAGGACGTAACGCTTTATCTTTACCATAACACAATTCCCAATAGCAAAAACACGGAAAAATATTAAACTTAAATTTACGGTTACCAATCTGTACAATAAACGTTTTATTAAGTTTATCAAATTGGACATTATCCTTTGAAAATACATCAGGCGGAATCACATATAAACCATTTGTTGCTGTATCATTCTGTCCTACTTTTAACACACGCGGAATTTCTTTCATATCCTCATACGCCATTTCAGCAAACTCAATAGCAACCAACGGTGATTCATCATAACCTAAATCTGGCTGTTGAATAATTTTCAAATCGCCAGGTTTAAGTTGTAACTTATCAATGTTAATATTAAGCAATGTAAAATATGGATTATATTTACTGATTGTGTTACCAACAAACCAAATACTAACATTCTTTCTACTACGAACAATAGTAGAAACTAACGACAGAAACTTTTCTGATTCCATCGGCAAATATTGTGTCGGATCCATCAATGCAAATTCTTCAACATCGATAATAGTAACTCTGTCATATTGATTCGATTTATATTTTTGTTCGTTACTTAATGCAAGAACATAACCAATAATATCTTTATTCTTTTTATCAGCTCCAATATCGTTAATGTAATAATACGGTGCATCATACCAAATTTCCTTATTGTATTCTTTCGCAAGCCAAGCTAATAAATTATCATCAAAATAATTTGCAACATATTTACCTTGCATATCGAATAAATATCGAATAATACGGACAAATTGCGCACCAGTTTTAAGATAATTTTTTATCCACTGTTGTGCCGTTGCATGCGACTTACCATTAGAACGTCCTCCAATAATCAGACCATAATCTGGATGTAAATTCCAAATACGGTCAATAGAATAATATTTCATACATATACATTAACGTCACGTTGGTACATATAAACCTTCAATTCCGGAATATTTAATGCACCATCAACGATTGTATACTCCTTTCTATCATAATCAAACTTAACCGTTAACGGGTCCAAATCATCAGAAATTCTATTTTGCATACGGTTACATAACGATTGATAATTACGATTTTCACATGATTCAAGCGACATAATCGCAAACTGTATACCAGACAAACGAGCACCAGGCCAAAATTCGTCATTAACTGATTTACCTAAGTAATCAGTACAAACTAACTTAATAGGTTCTGACACGTCAACATATTTAGGAATCAATTTACTCGTTGCAGATTCATCAACATACATATTTGGTTTGAAATAAAATGCCGATGCTTCGATAGCTTTATTAAGCGTTGTATATTTAAGATTCTTATTTAGTATTTGTGTCAAAAACTCAGAATAAACTTTCTTTGGCAGTCCTGCAATTGTCGATTCCCATTCGTAATTACCTTTCTTGTTTTTCTCACATGCAATATAACGTTTTGAACCTAAGGACTTAAAAGCATAATATGTACCCTCATAATCATATGCACCCAATGCTGGATATTGTTCAACCATAGAACCAGTTTCATTATTGAAACCATCAATAAGTATTTTAATATTTACATCATCAGGTACATGTAATTTTACGGAATCTGTATCCCAATATAACGGTAAACATTTGTGTTCCGCCATATATATTGAAGAAGTTACTTCCCATAAACGAACAATAGATGTAATTATGATGCCCCATAAATAACATGTCGCATCTTTTGCTTCACGTATTGAGTTCTCACCTTCCACAATATCCTTGTATTCATTATATTGATAACTACGACGAACAATATGCATGACCATAATTCCATACAAACCATTAAGTTCGCCTTTACGTTGATGCAAGACCATGTCGAGATAATAAACTGCTTCATGTTCTTCCATATCTTCAACGTGTTTTATTTCAACATCATCAATACCAGGAATTTTTCTATACTCTGATTGCCAATCACCATTCTCACGATATAAACGCAATGTATTTTTCAACACTGTTTTTGCACGATAACAATAATCAACAGCATTTCTCCAATATTGTGGCAACTGTTGAATATCTGAACCAATTAACATTTGCGTACATTCAACAATATTATAATTATAACACCAATGCCATGTTAATAAATCAATTGTTGTACACGAAATAATGCACTCTGAACATTCAACTAATTTACCGTTATCGAATAATGCATCTGAACTAACAGATAATAATTTATGTTTCGATATCAAAGGTAATGTAAATCCATTAACTTGATTTATAATCGATACATCTTTTAACTTAACTGTAACTACAGCAAATCCAGCAAGCTTATCACGAGTGGCTTTAGCTAACTTTAATGGAGAATCATATTTAGATAACAAATATTTCATTAACCTATTAAACTGTTTGTTTGTGTCTAACACAACTTTAAGTTTTCTAGGATACCATGCTGCCATCATAGCACCAGGATATGCACTTCCTAAATCCATAGACGCAACGTTAAAAAATAAATTTCCTTGTTGAAAAACATTACAATGTGTAAATCCACCAGAGAATGCTGCTTCAAGAAACTTAGCAACATCTTCCAATGACATTTCTTTTGGAAATACTTCAGTTGCTATATCTAAAGCTTCATCAAATAAACTAACATTATGTTTTTTAATATGATTCTTACGTTTCTTATTGTCAGAACGGTATTGTTCTCGAACACCAACGATTTTATTAACTGACTCATTACGTTTTAGAACATCTTTAATCATAGCAGTATTTGTATATGGAGCGCCTTCAATAGATTTATATCCATTATTCCATAAACACATCGCCCATGCACCAAGTGTAATAAGTACGTCATTTTCGTTGTATTCAATTTCTTTATCGTCCAATGGTGTTTCAAAATGTCTTTTTACATCATAATCATACTCCAGTTTTTCAAAACCATATTTTGCAGCATTTTGTTTTAATGAGCCAAGACCAAATAATCTTGTAGCATCAAGAAAAACTAGATTGCCTGCTAATACAGACATTATACTATGTTTACCTTCAATAACTGTCGGATATTCGGAATTATAATTATCTCGAATAAAGTTGATATTCTTTTGTAAATAAGACCATTCGTATGCCAGGTTATATACTAAAATGATAAATCGTGCGTTTAAGTCCTCAGCCGTACCATTCAAAATGTTACATAATAAATCAAAATCGTTCCATGTTCTACCAAACACGCATGTCGTACATTTCTTCAAATCGTTATTGTTTTTACACAAAACTAAATCATTATAATCAGCACCACCTAATGTCCAATCATACATCGTTGCGTATAAATCAGTCCATGAGGTTGTCTCAATATCAAACGATAATAAATAATTTGAAGTTGGAACATAACGTTGTGAACGTTTCTTTTTTGAATCAATTTTAACTTCGCACATTCGTTGTTGTAAGATTTTAATGTTACCATAATCCATTAAAAATCAATGCCATATAACGTTACCATTTTAGCATAAACTGGCGATGCCATTAACTCTGCATATTCATCAGGTCCTAATTGCGATATACTATCATGAATAGTTTCACTAACTTCAATATATGCTTTATCGAGGGCTTTATATGGGTCACCCTCAGCAACTTTATGACGCTCAGCAATTTCATCAAGGTTTACACCAAAATATTGTGCAACCTCTTTTAATGCTTCATAATCGTCAAGTGTAACTGTTTCTGCTTTAACTAACAATTCATCTGAATGCAACGCTTTATCCAACTGTACAACCGAATGCTTAGCACGGGCGGAAATACCAGAACGAGAAGAACGTTGTTTAGGAGTCTGGCGAAAAGCATTTTCAGAACCTTCACGATGTATATTCTGAATTTGCAAAACTCGCATTGTTTCATCTGTCTCAGTCCTCAACTGATTAAGTTGTTTATCGATTAAATCAAGGGCGCGCTGTTGATACAATTGTTCGACAGGAACCAATCTAGTTTTACGACGACGAATTGCTCTTGCCGATTCACTTAGTTCATATTTGGACAGATACTGAATTGCATCAATTAACTCACGTGCATGTCCTTGTCCTTCTTTCGCATCATCGATAATGTTCCACTGGTCAAGAAATGACTGACCGTAAGTTGATGCCCTATTTATCAAGCCGGTTTCTTTCGACCATTCCCAGCCGTATTCTTGTCCATATTTCTTAACAATTTTTCGTGTATCTTGTAACTTACTCATATTGTGTACCTTATGTTAACAATTGTTAATTATTTAACAAAGGCCCTTTACCGGAGAATCACGTTGATGGTAGAACATTATTTAAGCTCCTTTACTCCTCAACAGGATGAGACGAAATAACCAGAGTCGGATAACCATTCTCGTTCGTCTGAACAGAAACATAAACGTCATCCAGAGCAATAGTGCGCGACCAATCGGAAATAGTCGTCGTATCATCAATTGCGACAGACACACCACAAGTCTGATACTGACCGGACTTCAACCAAATCAAACCTTCTTCAACCTTAGCGCATTTGCCTTCAGCATCCTTAAACTTAAAGAAATTACGATTGCCATTCTTTTTGTTACCCTTCTTGAAAGCCATAATAAATCTCCTACGTTTTAAGTTCGCCAACTATTAAATATTGTAACACTAATGTGTTAACACTAATTATGCAAATATTACTTGAGCCCACATAATAAATCCTAACAACAGTAAAATAAAAGTTGTTGATTTATCTATTTGTTTCCAATTATATTGAAAACAATATACAATATAGGCAGTGACTAAACCAGTATAAAATATAATGAACATTATTCACCTCAACTGAATGTTTGCATGTTCATATACGCCACAACTCTGGCATAAATCAATATAGCAAATTTCACCTGTAATTGCGTCACAACAAATTGATTTAACAACGTGCTCTCTATCTACTTTAACTTCAGTTGATTTAATATAATAATGACCACCATAACTAATCAATGTACCAGGTCTAATATCCTTAAGCTCAGCAAATTCAGCTTTAATAACCATATTATTCACTCCATTTTTTATAACCACTGCCTTCAAGAATAACTGACAACGTCCGTGGTCCATCAATTTTGTAAGCAATAATTTTGGCACGAAGTAAATCAGAACTTAATGAACGAACACTAACATAATCATCCATAAAACCATGAAGCCATACATATTCACGTTCTAATGAATAAGCAAGCCATAACAAACTATTTTTACTAATCACAACACGCGAAACTGCTTCACCAGGCAATTTAATAACAATATGTTTTGTCTTAGTTCCATTAGGTAGTTGTGTCATATTACTCACCATCAAATTTCTTACAATCAAGCTGGCAATGATGTTTTACATAATAATCTTTAGCATCAGTGGGCAAATTCAAAATGTGATACGGACAATCCGTATACTCACAATGATAAATAATGCTACGACTATATGAACACACTGTCGGCATCTTATTCTTAAATTTAGCTTTCTTTGCCATATTATCCCTCCAAAATCTCTGTCAAATAACGCTTTGCTGCCACAAGGTCTTCACAAACATGCTTATAAGGGCACTGGTAACAATCGTCACCGTTGCAATCAGACTGCTTAACAACAGATTCCTTTGCTTCAATGAACAACTGTTTCAACATTGCCTTTTCACCATCATTGTAACGATCGAGCATCAAACGAATCATAACATAACTTCCTTTCTGGACCTATAGTCCTGAGGGCCCACTGAAAAAGGGCCCTTTCGTCTTAATTTTCAAAGACTCATCAGAGGACTTCAATATGCATTGTCTTATAATTGAAAAACCGAACTTTATACTCAGCATATACTGTCGTCAACACATCCATGAACGTTGATTCATATAATACCTTATTTGCATCTTCGATTGTAACTGTATCGTCATACTGAAAATTCTCACATGCATAAAACAACTGTCTAACTGTCATACTACTTTATTCACCTCAAAACCATAATCAGTTTCAATTACATCATACTGACTATTGTCAAATCGACAAACTGTTTCACCATTCTTTGCACCAACCCATTCATCATCACTCAAAACCAAATAGTCAACAAAAATATCAGCACACTTATGGCTGTGATAGAACAACTTAATAACCATTATAACGTCCACCATCCTTTCCAAACACCATACAAATATGCAACCATGCCTACACAAAACATTCCAATAAACGGCATAATACATTGGACGTGATAACTATTCATAATAACCTACCTTTCTATTTTGTCCTGAGGGCCCACTGAAAAGGGCCCTTTCGTCTTAATTTTCAAAGACTCATCAGAGGACTTAATCAGCAATCTTAACAATAGACTCAATCAAGCAACCCTTAGGAAATTCGTCATTGACCTTCTTGGCAAACAGCTTGACATCGCGCTCAGCGTTTTTGCCCTGACCAGCAGTGCCGTGAACCACCTTGGTAGCACGATTCAGAACAAACTTGTTATTCTCATCGCGATCGACAGTAACATAAGTCACCTCACAAGTAGCAGTACCACGAGGAGCATGCTCAGACTCAGACTTCAGCGAAAAAATCTTCTCACCCTCAGCAAGCTCGACCTTTGCACGAGCGGCCTTAGTGTCCTCAGCCTCAACCTTGACCATACGAACGTTCTCACCAGCAGCAACAATAACAGTGTACATCATAATAAATACCTTTCTACAGTTTAACGTCATGATAGGACATGTAATATTTGGCATTTTCTGCCGACGGCCAAAAGGTCGTTTCGTCTTAATTTGCAAAGACTCATCAGGGCAGTTATACGTTCCTTTTTCATAATATTTTTACTTTCTTTTTTGTTCAGTTCCTTTTGACATTATTATTATACCAGATGGCTGGCCCTAATTGTTGAACAGACCATTAACATTTTGTGAACAAATTATTAACAATTTTAGTACATTATTGTATACAACGATGACCGCTTTCAATGAACAACGTTATATACATTCTTGTACACATCATTATCTTACCTTCATATGTCCATGCTTGTGCTCATTGTTCCTGCGCATCATTGTGCGGTTCATTGTACACAACGTTGGC